GAAAGACAGGGGGGGTCGCCTTGCTGCTAAAAAAACGGCCACCTTTACTGCTATTACAGCTCTTACACATAGATTGCAAGTTATCAGGTGCCCACATATCACCACCCTTTACTCTAGGTATGATGTGATCTACTGTGTGGGCTGGTCTATTGCAGATAGCGCACTGCCAGCCATCTCTGTCAAGTATGGTAATGCGTAGCTTCTTCCATTTACCACTACCAATAGCACGTTCACTCATTAGTGCCACCCTTTAATCTTGAAGTGATCTAATGCATTACACATAGACCCATATCTATTTAAGTTGTACTTAATACCCCACTCTACTTGCTTATACCCATCAACAGTAGCCAGGTACTTAGACCTACCTTGTGGTATGCCATAGTGTGAGCCATTACGTGCTTTAGGATTCCACCTACTCTCACGATGATATAACTCATCTAAGCAATAGAACTCAGTAAATGAATGATTAAGCTGTATAAATGCATATTGCTTGTAATGTGTTGGTTTATTAACAGCAACGGAATTAGTCTTTACAAAGCAAAGATTAACTATGAATAGAGCGATCCCAACTAGCCAGCACCTTGCGAGCTTTCCCTGTCGGGCTCGCCTTGTGGCTTTGTGAGCCACTGCTTCACTAGAGCCTAGCATACGATGTCAAATCGAGCGTTAAATTTCATATAGAAGTCCATCCGATATAAGTAGCATCTGGGTTATTAGCCAACCATTCTTGGCGCAATTTGTTTTGTTTAGCCCAATCATCAGCTGTGGCAATAGGCATTACATTTGTATCCCATCTACTAGCTTCAAATAGCCCACCTGTTTTATGCGTTGTGATTTATCAGCAAACTCTGTACTGCTAGGCATAGGCCGATCTTTCCATACTGGCTTATCAAGTTTTGTCAAGTTGAACGCCCATAAACCTAATGGTGTGGCGTTGATATACCAGGCTGTGTAATTCTTACGCATAGCAGTAATAGTCAATGATTCATACTTAGATTTTTCTATAAGCAGCTCTGTGTAATGGTTACGCCTAGCCTTTAACTCAATATACATACGGCTTTGCTGTGATATGCAATCCCACGTATCAAACTCCTGGGATCTTTCTAAATCAGGCACATAACGCCTTTTAATGTAATTAAACATCTGATCCTCTAAGATCATTTCTTGCCACCCCAGCCGCCACCCTTGAAGATAAGCCCTGGCGCCGAGTAGATACGAGCCATAGTTATTTGACATTTAGGGCACTGCATCACTGGCACATCCTCAGTAAATGACTGGTGAATGGATCCATAGGTGCCGCATTCATTACAGCTATATTCATAGGTAGGCATTACTTTGCTCCTATCAGTTGGCAAGTGTGGCAGACCACGGTTTCAAACTTCCAACTACCACACTTATCACATCTGCATATATCCGAGTCTGGAATATGCAAAGCTTCTACAACATTCTTAACACCAGTGCAACCACATTCCATACACTGATAAGCCTTAAATCCCTCTGGCGTATCCAGCTTATTTAGCCATAGGAACTCGGTATCACGTTTGCATCCGTTACATCGAAATTGTGGGTGCATTATGGTAATATCCTTATTGCCTACAGTGGCATTGTGTACATACCAAGAAATTACCTGAATGTATTAGCCTGTCATCATTACAAGCTACACAAACATCGGTAGACGGCACATACTTTACCTGGTCGTTCTCTATGCGCTCCAGGTAAGGTCCGCCTCGTAAAATTTCAACGTATCCCATTATTCGCCCCCCTTTCCGCTTTCCGTATCATCTGGCCAAAACCAAGTGCCAGCTGTAAATTTTGCCCACTTAGCATCGCACTGCTCTGCTTTCGGTGCTGTGCAGACATAACCTGCGTATGGTTTATTTGTAGCCTTGGCGATGCCTTCTTTCTTTACCATATCACCGTGCCTGCAAGTAAAACTAACATCGACCACTTCAGCAATTTGAGTAATGCTTTCCCCAACAGACCAAGCAACAGGTTTAGGCTCGTTGCTATTATCTTTAGACTGTGCATCAACAATATGTAACGCATACTCCATCGCAGCTGATTTAGATCCTGGTCTGCCATATTTAGGTCTAAATGGTTCGGTTTGTTTTTCACTTACCCTAACCATTTCTTCTCTACTTGGTCCATTTTTTTCAGTACCGATATTAGCCGCTTTAAAAGCAACGCCTCTAGCCGAAGTCTCGCAATTTTCCAGCGCAAAATCTCTATTGACACCCCTATCGGAAATGACCTCTTTGGCGTGACCTGTTGCGAATGGTTTTTCATCAGCTGAGTCCCTAAATAATTCACATACAACAATGACTCTAGTGTCTGACTCCGAGATAATCTTTGTTCGTACTGCTCCATTTGGATACCTTTCCCAAAATATATTTGATCTTTCTTGAACTGTGGTGTAATCCTCTAGGTTAAATGCCATTAGTCATCCCCCCAGGTAAAATTGATGTCGGCTTCTGCATCAAGGACTGTCTGGTATATCGAAATGTAAGCAAGTGCGTCGATGATCGAGTCACTGTGGCCTGGAGACTCAGTAAGCCTAGAAACCTTGACGAGCGCCATACATAATGCGACTTGACTAGGCGTAATTGGATGGTCGAGGTATGCCGACCACAGTTCACTGATCCTTTTATGGTTTGTGTAAGGGTGACCATAGACCGATCCCCTTGTATGCACCAGATCGACAACATCTGCTAGCAGTTTCTCAGTTTTTGTCATAGTCAAATACCTCATCGGTTTTGATCTTGTTTTGAATCATACGTCTGTGCATATCGAAGCCATCCTTACGGCCCCTCCAATAGTAAGACTGCTTCATATCATCAATCCGCATAAGTAGTAGCCAAGTAGCCATACTCAGCCCTATAAATAAATATACGGCTAGTTCAAGTGTCATTTTGTAGCCCAATCTATGCGCACATATTTTGTGGCACAGGCATAGTGTTGCACCTGTGTACGACTTTGTGGATAGTTTAGGGGTGTTTTTGTATAACGATTAGATAACGTTAATATCTTCGAGGTCATCGATATGGTCGTCGATGGTGCGCTCGGCGTACTCTGTATTAAGCCCCATAGTGTTTGCCTAATGCTGTAAATGAGCCATCCTTATTTACTGGCACCAGGGTTGGTGTCAGGGTCTTTCCGATGACTTCTAGTATAGCAAACCCCATCTGCCAATTCGCTGCAGAATAGCGTAAATAAGAGGCTTTTTGTCGGTTCATTAGGTTTCCTACCTCTAGGCCATATAATGGTCTATAATGGCTTCCTACGGCTTCTGTATAGGCACTCATACCCAGTCTGTGGGTGTGGCCACAAATAACTGATTTACCCCATTTTTTAGCCAGGTTAAGAGCTGTAATACCTGCGTGCTGACTGATATTGCCTTCATCTCCGTGAGCCATCACCCAGTTTGTGCCAGGTATTTCATACGGCTGTTTTGAATAGGTTATGCCAAGACCAGCAAAATCCATAAATTTTGCATATTGCAACTCTGGCAAGCTGATTAGCCCTGGCACCTTTAATAAAGTGCTATAAAGGCGATCACTATGATTACTGCGCTGTACAATACATTCTTTGCTGTACTCACTGAGATCCCACAATATTGATTTAGTAAGCTCACGATCAGCGTGAATAGTTTGTTCATAAGCCAAAGGTGTTTTTTCAGCCCATCGGCTAATGGTTTGAAAATCAATCTCATCCCCGACCACCAATACACAATCAAACTTCTCTCGCCTCGCTAACTTGATAACATTCTTTACAGCTGCCTCGTGATGATAGGGCACCTGCAAGTCCGAGATGACCAAATATCTTACAGTCTGTCGCTTAATCTTCACCTTCTTCAAAATCATCAAGTGGATTTTTAATAGGATCTTTGGTATCTACGATCCAGTCTGGATAACTTGACCTATCCATCGCAAATGCTAAAGCTGTGCCCTCATCCATTCCAGATTTACGGCACGCCATATAAACCTCATTAGCTGCTATTGCCCAAAAATCCAGTTTAGTAAGTACAGGCTCTTTAGTAGTTTTGCGCCTACGTGCAACCTTCTTCTTAGGTTTGCGTTTAGTTGCCATATTAAAATTATGACTTACTGATTAAAATAAAGAGATCATCGACACGCTTCTCTAGCCGTGTTAATTGATCCTTCATACTAGAGCCACCATTCGGGCGCAACTCATTAAGCCAGCCTTTAACTAAAAAACGTAATCCTATTAGCCCGCCTGATAGCACGGCCATAACGCCAGCGCCAAAGCCAGCCCATTCTGTAGGACTCATTTTTCATTAGCACCGATGCCATAGGCAATATCGGATTTATCTAAAGCCCTAGCTGCTGGCCCTGCAAGTGCTGCAATTACTACAGACAACGCTGGGTCTAAACCTAATTCATTACTTGCCAAGAATGTTAAGAATGATACCAATACGCCACGTGCGTATGACTTTAGTATCGCCTTCTGTTTTTTGCTTATCTTCATATCTTGCCTCCTAGTAATGGGATCTCAAATGGTTTTCCATCAAGATCGCCTAGCTTTGTGAAACTGCAGTGCAAATGTTTTGTATGCGGATTTATGCCGTTGTATTTTCTCCAACGCCAATTTAGTATCTTGCTGGCGATGCGGCCATTATGGATGACGTAAGATATACGTTTATCGGTTTTTGCAGCGATTCGGATCTGGTCAGCCAGATCAGCACTGACCCCATCGGATGCACAAAGGCGAGCATCAATATCAACTGCTCTGACCCACCCAAGTTTGTCTGGATTATGATCCGATTTTCTGGCGGCGTGACGGCTATCGCCCACCCACCCATCACTGGCAGTACGCCTATCTGGAAACCAGGTATCAACTTGATCTCTTAACTGCACACCAGCTGCACATAGTTTAGGCCGCATTACAAACCAAGCGCTGCTTTAAGATCCTCTAGGTTTAATCCAGCATTAGCAAGTTTATCTGCGACAGTTGGCTCAGGTGCAACAGTTGTGCCATTGTGTGCCTCAACTACTGACTTGGCTTTAGCCTCATCTTTACTTGCAATATCAAGCCACAAATTGCCTTCATTATCTGCTTTAACGGCAGATGGATTATCTGAAATTACAACTCCAGCCGCATTTAATTCTTGGCGCAATTCTGTGCCATTTAGATTGTTTGGTTTATTAAACTTAATCATTATATTTTATATACTCCAAACTTCATAGTTGACGGGTCATTATTCAAATTCAAACTGCCACCACTACTTTGAAATGCTTCAAGTTCAAGGTAATCTCCTGCTACTAAATTGAAAACCTGACCAAGCCAAAGTGCTGGATATTGCGTATTTGTTGCAACGCTAAAACCTTCATTTTGAACAACAGTTGCATTATTTTTGGCTATATATAAAACTCGCCTTCCGCCTGTGTTTGGCGACCAATGAATAAGTCCATAAACAAAATAATAACCATCTTTACCTGATGGTATTGTTATGCGAGTGTTATTTGTTACATTGCTATGAAATCCGTCTGTATCAAAATCTTCAGAATCAAAATTTACTTTTGTTGCGGCTGTATTTGCTACGCTTTGAGGCGTTGCTGTTGAAGTAACTAAACATCCAACAAATGAACCACCAGCAGGAGCAGCCCATTTTAATCCAGTAGCGGTTGAGGAATCTGCCGTAAGAACTGTATCATTTGCGCCTACGCCAAGTCTTGCATCAACAGTAGAAAATGTGTAAAGATCACCCTTAGTAGTCAAAGGTGATCCGCCACCTACTGCTACCCAAGCACTACCGCTATAAGTTAAAACTTGATTTGTGTCTTTTAAGTAACACGCATTACCTTCTTGCGGTGATGTCACAGCTGCATCTCTAGCTGTGGCATTGGCAAACACCCAAATACCTTGCATCAAGTAGCCATCGACATCGGCTGCGGTCAATACCTCGCCTGTAGTAAAATCCTTAAACCCTAAACCTGCTGCCATCTCTACTCCTTAGTAACTTAGGACATTATAGTCTAAAGTGCCATAAATGCTATTATTTAGGATAAATGCATCTATAACGGGCTCTAGTGTCGTGAACGTGGTTTTCCAACTATTCGGGGTAATTGCCATCCGTACCCCAA